TTCGCGTATGTCCACCTAGACCAGCCAACCGTTTTTGACATGAGCGAAAACAGTTCAAAAAAGGTTGACCCAAGCCATCCCGGCGCAAAGTATTCGCTGACGTTTACATTGTCGGCGCATGACGGCGAGAAGTTTGCGAGTGATTGCTTGCAGCATTTTAAGGAGCGCAAGGCAGAGTCAAAGAAAATCAGCACTGAATTTGGCGCGGTACACGGTATGAAGATCCGCGATGACGGGTTGTACCAAGTGACAGTCTCGCGCAAATGCGTCAACGCTGGCGGTCAGCAGAGTGCTGAAATTCCTGTCATTGACGCCAATGGCGATGCAGTTGCCGATCGTGGCTTTATGGGCGGCTCGCGTGGCACGGTGCTGTTTTCTGTTTATCCTGCGCCAAACCCGTCATCAGGCAAGTGGGGCGTCAGCTTGGGGTTGCTTAAAGTGCAACTGCTTAAACGTGGCGCTGGCGGCGGTGACGATGCCGACATCTTTGATGTTGCGCCCCGTGACGAGGTGTTTGGATTGCCGCCAATTGCTGCGCCTGCGTCGGCGGCTGCTGCTATCATAGATGACGACATTCCGTTTTAGAATAATTTACAACGACCAGAACAAAGGTTAACGCTACATGCCAAAGCCGTCACTCATGTCAAAGCTGATGCAGCCTGCCTACAAAAAGGTAAGCCGCTGCGTCGGCTATGCGCTGACGCTTGGCGATGACGATGGTTGGCAGGCGTTGGCTGAAATTCTGGCGGCAAGGCTGACGCAGAGCGAAAGGATGGCGTTGGGATATGCCGCGTTTTGCAGCGTGGACGAACAGGAGTTGGAGGGCGCGGGCTATCCCCTGCCCCTTGGCGACAATGTTGAGGAAGAAGCTGAATTTTGGGCTGACGAAGCCAGCGATTTTGAGCGTGCTGCATATTTGATGGCGTGTTGGAAACGGCTGTCAAAGGAAAGCCAGCAAGGGCTTTTGCCTGTGTTGGCGGGAGATAATAAATGACGACGAATTATGACACGGCGTTCTGGCAGCGGCTTGATGAAAGCCTGGGGCGTGAGAGGCTTGAGATGGCTGAAGATGTGCCAAAGAAGTCAACGATGTTTACGCATTTTGACGATTTGGTGGCAGCAGATCCAAACTGGTTGATAGAGGGGCTGATCGAGCAGGAAACACTGTGCATGAATTTTGGCGCGGCTGGATCTGGTAAGAGCTTTGTCAGCATTGATATGGCATTGTGTATAGCAACCGGGCGCGACTATCACGGGCATGCCGTAGATGCTGGCACTGTGTTTTACATATGCGGCGAGGGTCATAGCGGGTTTGCACGGCGCACAAATTGCTGGGCCAAGTCAAAGGGCGTTGGCAAGGGTGAGACGAATTTCTACAAAAGCAACAAGTCCATCATTATGTCAGACCCTGCTGCTGTAAAGCTGCTCAAGGGCGAAATGGAGTTGCTCGTTGCAGAGGCGGGCGTTGCGCCCAAGTTGGTGGTTATTGACACGCTGGCGCGCAGTTTGGGCGCGGCGTCGGAGAATGATGGCAAGGATGTTAACCTCTTTATAGAGGCGTGCGACGATATTGTTGACACGTATAAGTGCGCCGTCATGCTCGTGCATCATACTGGGCATGGAAGCAAGGAGCGTGCGCGCGGCGCAAGCCAGATTAATGCAGCACTTGACCATGAGTTTCGCGTCGAGAAATGGGGCGACAACAAGGTGCTGGTGACGTTTACCAAGCAAAAGGAAGATGCGCCCCCGGCTCCGATGGGCTTCCTAAAGGTGCCGACAGAGGTTGTCGTTTGTGATGAAACGCTGCGATCAGTGAGTAGCATTGTGCTGGAGAAAGTTGACGATTTGCCAGAGGGCGGCGACGGTTTGTCAGCGGCGTGTAGGCATATTCTTAGCATTCTCGTTGACGGCGATGGCACGGCGCGAGACGTTGTGAGAGATGCATATATCGAGACAATGGGGTCGGGAAATCGAGACAGCGATAGACGGCGCTTTAACAACAATTTGCGCGTTTTGCTCGAAAACGGACACATTGAGCAAATAGACGGTTATCTTCATAAAACAAAGGGTAAAAGTGATGATTGAGACAAGCGAGACAGCGAGACATTGTGTATATTGTCTCGATTTGTCTCGAATTGACCAGACCGTGGGCGAGCGAGTGAGACGAGACACACACCTATAGGTGTGTCTCGCTCGTCTCGACCGGAGGTGCGCCTATGTTGGATGTTGAAGGGTTGATATGGATGTTGAAACGTAAGGGTTTGCAGAAGTGTTTTACTCTTACTTCTCAGCCTAGAAATAAAGTTGCGCCCGCGTTGCACGCCGCTGACGATTGGGCTGACCTTTCCGAGCTGGAGTTTCAACGGGCGCTGCAAACGCTTACCTTGCCAGAGCTTGAGGGATTGGCTAACCGTCGTCGGCATTTACAAGCACCAGAGCTAAGGTCATGGAGCGAGGTGCAACGCAACGCAATACTGGCTCGCAAATATAAACTGGAGCTAAAGAAGTGAATAAGATGTTGCATCCATATGGCAGCGAGCAAGCACTTGCCGACGCTATGCTTGCGTTTGAGCGGCGCGCTGTCGCGGTAGGTCAGCGGCCTGCTCTACCATATGACAAGCGCAAGCGGATTGCTGACAGGCCGTTGTCGCCGCAAGCAATGGAAATACTAGCATACTTGCGCCGCGTGAAGGATGCGAATGTCTACGAAGTAGTAGAGGCCACACAGCTTAGATCGTTCATAGCAAGGACAACAATTGACGTGCTTATCAATCGTGATTTCGTCGAGGTGTCACGGTCAAACAGGCCGATAACATATTATAAAATCAAGGAGCAAATCAGATGAATTACGAAGAAATCTTTGAGGAAGCGGAAAGCATTATTGCACAGCGTGGACAAGGCTACGGAGACGCACGCACACTGCATCAAGCGATGGCTGACAGGTGGACAGGTGTTATTGGGCTTCAGCGCTTGGGCGGGACATCTCTGAGCGCGTATGAAGCTGCTAGAATGATGGCAGAATTAAAGGCAGCAAGGCTAGATGTGTCGCATAGTGACGACAGCTTGCTAGATCAGATCAACTATCTTGTCATTGCGTTGGCAATCAAGCGATCAGAAAGCAGCATTAATAGCCACGCGAGTGCTAGTAATGTAAGATAAAGGCAGGCAAGTTTCTCGCTCCTTGCTTGCCTTTGGGGCTGTGGTTATGGGTTTTCTGCAGCCCCATTTAACGCGCAAACACGCGCCGACTGACGGCCTTGCGCACACATCACGCGCACATAATTCAAGCTTAAAGTAACGTCAATCCAGCACTATATGTTGTGTTTGCGCCGATGTCATTTATACGCAAAAAACTAAGTCATTGTTTTTAAACGATAGCTAAAGCGCATAAAAATGATTATGTTAAATAGCTGCTGAAGTGGCGCAAAAACCCCCCCCCGACCCCGGCGGCTTCAGCGCAAGCGTATGTGCAAGAAAACACGCACACATCCTTTAAAATTTTTCCAACAAAAACGCCAACTTGATTTTTAGGCACTTCGTCAGCATTTGCGCTAACACACGCTAACACACGCCAACACACGCAAACGCCCTTTAAATTTTTTCTCCCATAGCGCCAACAAACGCCAACGCCTATTATACACATGCGCAAACACTCCCATACCTTCTTGCGCCTCTTTCCAACTTGGGCGCGCGCAGTTAACAGCCACGCGCGCCCCTTTTAGACAAACAGCATTCTTTGCAATCTCTTAAACAAATTGTTAAAATCTGCACCGAGGCGCGGCGTTTTTCTCCCCCAGTGTTTTCCTCCCAAGCGCGCTGGTTTTTCCTGACCGCTTGCGCCTCACCCAAAAGGAGCAACACATGCCCGGCGCACCTAAAAAGCGTAAGATTTTCGCAACACTCGACCAGCGCGGCGGTGGCGAATATTTAAAAGAGTTTTTACTGTCCGGCGGCACGCTCGCAGCACTTGCCAAGGAGCTAGACATCTCCAGAGGCTTCCTACACAACGTCATCACCAAGCACGAATACTATGGCAAGGTCGTCGACCAAGTGCGCGCAGAAGCCGCTGACGCCCATGCAGAGGCAGGGTTTGCCATCATTCAAGAGCTTGCCAGCAAACGCAAGAAAGAGCGGGAGGAAGCTGAACCCGGCTCCAAAGCCGCTGACATATCCAACGTGGACGTCAGCATTGCCAAGACCAAGATTGAGCAGCATAAGTTTATCGCCGCCGCTTGGAACCAGCAACGCTATAACAACGGCGGCGCGCAAACCAACATCAGCGTTAACCTTGG